TGTGTCTTCCATGTCTTGTAGAGCAAATTCTCTAGGCTCTGCATGACCTGTTACTGCGGTAACGCCAGCATAGAAGTTAGCAATTACACCATCCATATCTACATAAACTTTTGGTTTGCTTTGCACATCCTCATTGCGAATTCCTTTACTGCGAGATCCGCCACCTTTACGAATGTCATTTAATTCATTGTAGGCTGCAACAACAGTATTCAATGTATTAGAAAACTGTTTTACATTTTGCGCTGCTCTACGGAATGCACCACCATGTTCTACTTCTAAATCTTTTGCTAATGCTTCTGCTTCTCTACGAGCTTTGTTACGTAACCCAGCAAGACTATAACGACCAGCGCCACCAATTACTAACACTTCAGTGTTATCCATCGGTGCTTCTTTATCTACTCTATATATAACTTTTGTTTTATCAGTTACATCTTCTTGTGCTACAGATTTTTGTAATTGTGCTTTGCTGACCCAATCACGAGCCTGTGGTGTAATTGGAGATTTTAAAAATTTATCAATTTGTTTTAATGGAGTATTAAAATCAGGATTTTCATCGTTAGCAACTTCAACAAAATTTGGAGCAAATACATCAGCTAGACTATTTTTATTTTGTTGTACTTGTTTATGAGATTGAACAACAATGTCTGTAGGTACTTTTCTATCACGTAATAGGTTACGTTGTAATGCAGTCTTTAAACTAGTGTTAACAAATACCATCATTGTTTGATAACCAATGGCTTCTAATTCTACTTTTAGTTTAGCCATTTTATTAACATCTTTAGCAGTACCGTCAATGATTAATCCTAAACGGCCGTCTAAATAAATGTCTTGTTTTTTGTTTGTAATTTCTTTAGCACGTTGACGTGCGGTATCACGCTGTGGCTGTTCTTCGGGAGGCATTTCAAAACTTAAATCACGCTTACGCATTAAGTATTCAAAAGCATCATCACTGTTTAAGACTTTAAGGCCTCTACTAATCAACCCAAGCTCATTTGCAACATAGCTTTTGCCGCTGCCGGGGCCGCCTGCAAAAAATATTACTTTAAAAATGCTCGGGTCGTTGGGACCTTCTTGTAAATCTATAAATCTCATTATGTTAGCCTTGCGTTAATAACTTCCCAATTGATGATGCGCCAAATATTATCTAAGTACTTGCTTTTATCATGCTCATAGTCTAATACCCAGGCATGCTCCCACCAATCAACTAGTAGTGCTATATCGTTTTTAATTTCGTGATTAACAATAGTTTTGATTTCGCCTTTTTTACTTAAGTAAACCCAACCACTGCCTTGTATACCCATTGCAACTTCTTTGAATTTATCTTTGAAGTTTTCAAAACTTTCGTAGTGTGCCATAATTAAACTTGACGAAATACCATGAGGTCTACTACCGCTTACTGGTTTCTTAAATTGAGGAAATAATACGTTATGTAAAAATGCGCCTGCTTCATTGAAGTCAGGGTCGCCTTCACTTGCATTGAAACGCTCTACGTAACCTTTATGCAACTTATTGTAGTGATACTTCATAGCATCTTCGCTGAGTACAGGTTCTAAGTCATCGAGCTCGTAGGATAGACGTTCGCGGACTAACCACGGTCTCTTACCGATACTCATTATTGAAGCAGGTTTTGCACTTTCGTCTAATTGTTCAAGTCTCATTATACAAATCCAAATGCAAATTTGCCGCCAATGCGCGAGCTGTAATAATTCTTACTGCCGTCTAGTACAACACGACCTTGGAAGTTTGGTGGATACACCGCATCCCACCCTGTTACACGAGCATTGTTACCTTGCTTGCCCATCTTACAGTATAGCTGTACAATACTTGATTGATTTAGGAAAGCAAGACATCCGGCACTAAATGCAGGTGCTAAGTTAACTTCATAAGCTACTTTCTTTGCTAATAGTGCAAGTAACGCATACCCAGTGTTAAAGCCGGGAACGTCTTGACGTGGCGTGCCATAGTTAAATAATTCTTTAGCATCGTTGCTTAATCCTACATAATCAGTTTTACCAGACTTAATATATGACTTAATTTCTCTTTCTAACCCAGCTGGCAACATTTTGCCTAATTCTGCTATTCTAAATGGTGCTTCAATAGCAGGAGTCTCGTCTACAATCTTAATAATTGCAACTGTCATTTCATACTTTTTAACTAGTTTAGGATCTGCTTTCTTAATTGCATCAGCAATATTTTTAGCACTGGCTCTTGCACCTTTGCCGCCTTTACTGCTTACACCAACTTCTTCTCCGTTAGGCCCAATGAAGATACTGTCAACAAGTGCATAGTTCATGCTCTGTGGCCAAAACACTTGACACTTATCCCAACCAGCGCCTTGTAATAGCTTTTGGTTAGCATCTTCTGCTTGTCCTTTAACCATGCCTGCCATAAGCGCACACGGTCCCATAATCTCACCAAAGTAATCACGTAGTGCTGGCAAGTGTTGAATATCATTTTCAAACACAGGATTTTGTCCTGATTTAATTTGTTCTAAACCGCCTACTAATTCGCCTTGCATTTGATGTCCTTGACTGTTAGCCGCTACAGTTGCAATAACGGCATCAATTGACTTATGTTTATTTTCGGTGCGAATCAAGTGTTGTGGATCAATACCGATATCTAATTTTAGTGCTCCGGCTTTTTGTAGTTTCCAACCAGCTGGTACTTGAGCGTTACCCCAAGAACCCATCATATCTACCATCTTAGCTTTAAAGTATCTACCCCAATATGTTGGTGCATCGTTGTTAAGAGGATCAGTTAATGTTGCAACAGCAAACGCTAGTGTACCGTTGTTAGGTGCATTAGTCCACTCAATGCTAGCACCTGTTTGTTTTTCAAACTCGGCTACAGCCGCATTACGCTGTTCGGGTGATTCAAACTGTTGACTATCTTCTGGATAAACTGTTACGCCTTGGAATTCTAACTGTTCGTCGTCTTTAACAAACTTATCACCTGCAACACGACCCATAATACCTTTGGCTTCTGTAACAACACTTTCATTTAAGTTAATTTGTTTTAAAAGATCTGGGTGTAAAGAATCTCTAATATAGCCGCGTAGGATAGGACGTAAATCTGTATCGTCGCCGCCCATTACTCTTGCTTTACGGAAATCATTCATCATAGTTGGAATGGGTAACGCAGATAATGCATCGATATGTGCATCGAGTTCATTAGCTAATAAAGGTTTAGCTAATAGTCTATTTAATGTAGTTACTTTACTTGTATCAGGTACTGCACCTTCTGCTACACTTTCGTTAGAGCTTTTTAATATCTCAATAACTTTATCTGCGGCAGCTTTTAGTGCTTGGTCATAACCCATTTCTTTTGCTTCTTCACCAGATTTACCCAAAAATGGTTTAAGCATACTCTTAGCAACTGCTAACCTTACTTTTTCCTCATCGGGATGGTTAATTTGTACTCGTTGTAATTGTTTCTCACGCTGATAATAACTAGACCATCCAATAGAATTGGCTAGACCTTGTATATCATATCGTGAATGTTGCATTGTTGGATTACGATTATCAAACATCTTATGTTGTTTAATAATTCTTGGATCTAGTATAACACCCTGTGTTGGCTCACCGTGGGCAATCCAACCATGACCAGGATCATATACACTGGTAAAGCCTAGAACACGCAAAATTTTATTCCAACGAATAATTGTAGTTTCGTCATATGCTTCTAGTCTAGTCAAGCAATCATAGATGAACCAAAATGGTGTGCCATCATACTCTGGCTCATCAATTGCTTGTTGAATTATTTCTTCAGAGCAGTACGGAAGTATTGCTTGTTTTAATTTTGCAGGATCAACTTTTGTTTCTCGTGTCATTTCACCACTGCGGTCGTATTGAAACAACTGCATATAGGGCATGTTATCGCCCCAAGGTAGTTCTTCATCGCGGTCAGCCATTTTCATAAAGTACTGTAATGGATAAAAGTAAATGCCCTTGGGAGTGTCTTCACTAACAGCCGGTCTTGGATTAACACCTAATTTGGGCACGTTAGTCATACTCACAGCCCAGTTTTCTCTGTCAGTGATATTATCTTCAGCCCAGTTGATAAGGTCGTATTTACCTGAGCCGGCTCTTCTATTCTGTTCTGGATTTCTACGTTTTTCTTCTATGCTTTCAGCAGGCACACAGTTGTTCACACGAACACCACCCTTCATTTTAGTCTTAGGGTTGCCAATCTTTTTGCCCTTCCAGCACTTAGGGTCTAGACGAACTTTTTCTTCATTGGTTTCTTTCTTACCTGCACAGTGTGCCTTCTGACTGAACCCTTTAGGATCAGAACAATTAATGCTGTCCTTGTACTTCTTTGACCATGCCTCGTTTATCTTGTTAGTGTCAACACGCTCTAAAATTTTAAGTTGTTTTTCTAGTGACAACTTATCAAATTGTGTAAAAATACTTTCTTTCATAGATCCAGATCCTGCGTTAACGGTTTGGTTTTGTTCGTTGTCTTCACCGTTACGTAATATTGTTTTAATAGAACGAACTTTTTTATTTTTAATTTTTAGTTTTGAAAGTAATTTTGTTGCTTTACTTTCTTCTTTGTATTCAGGATTATCAATGAATACTTTTTGATCTTTGTCTAAAACTTGATACTGTAATTTACCACTTTTACCTGTATCAACTACTAATGCATCTGCTTTAGGTTTGTCGCCGACTTTACTCACAACTTTACCCATCGGTTTATTTTTAATATCTTTAAGTACAGCATCATCAGGTACATCACTAGCTCTAACAGCTAGAATCTGTGGTACTTCTTTTTTAGCTGGTCCTGCTGTTGTTGGACTTTGGGCTGCTTTTTTAGTTGTTGGACTTGCACTAGGTGCAGTTGAAGGAGATTTAGATCCTGTTGCCGGTGCAGTAATAGAACTTTGATTAGAACCATATGTAGACGCACCTGAGTTCATGCCATACTCTTTTAAAAATGATTCTAAAGTTCTAACATCAGTAAATTTCATCTTAGTCTCTTACTTGTTTAATTTTGCTACACGTTTGCTGGTAGGATTCATACGTTTTGTTCTACGAGCCTTAAGTGTTAATCTTTTGCCCATTTTTGCTTTGGTACGTTTTAATGTTAATCGTTTTTTCATATCAACTGGAGCACTGCACTGACCAGCATTACTAACTACACGGCCTGATCTGCGGCCGCCTGAACAACGAACAGCACGCACAATAGAATTACCCATTTTGCGCCAAACCATTCTTGCTTCAGTTACAGTTTCAATGTCTTCAATTAGCATTTTAATTTCCTAGGAAATGAACAAGTATAGCAACCAATACGCTCAGTAAAGTAGTAACGGTAATACCTACAATACCCACAATCCAACCTTCTAACTTATCTAGACGCTTCTCTGTGCCTTGTTTAAAGTCTCTGAGCTCAGTGGTAATGTTTTCAATTCGCAGCATGTCTGCGATTATGTGTGCTTCTAAGTTACCCGTCTCTAGGTACACTTGAGGCTTTTCTTTAGTTTCTTTATCAGCCATTATAATAGATCCTGTTTAGTAAATTCCATGTTAACTGTGTTCTTAGTGTCAATTGTTCCACCATTTAACACAATACCATGCAGTTCGTCTGTTAAGGTCTGTATAGTGTGTACCGCTGCTCGCTCAAAAGCAAACTTATAAATCCAACCTGCACCCGTCAATGTCGGTGCGCCATAATTCTCTAGAACATTGGCACCGGTGCCATCAAGTTCTACTGGTTCATTCATCATAATTGGCATAGCTCTTAAACCAATTACTTGAACAACACTTTCAAAGTCTTTTTGACTATTGTTACTGTAATTACCTGTTCTGGTAATGTCAAGCGTAGTGTATAGTGTATAGAATTCAATGTTACCGGTAACGACTTCTGCGCTACCCATTGCTCCAGATCTTCCCGTGTAACTCATATGTCTGTCTCCAATATTTTATATTTATCACTTATTATGTTTTATGCAAAGGAAAAAATTTAGCCAAAAAAAAGCCCCCGACTAGCGAGGGCTTTTTCATAAGTTTTATAACTTATTAAACTACTGTAACTGAACCTGCTGTTACTGTTAGGTTAGTGAAACCACCAGCTGCGCGGACTGCTGTTTGTAGTGAAGCTGCTGTAATGCCGTTTACTTCTGTAGCAACATACATAATGCGAGCGTTACCGCTCTGTACAATTACTGGGTTAGCAACAGTTGCGAAAGCATTTAGTAGCTTTTCGCCTGGATCAGCTGAACCAGTTGTGAAGCCAAAGTTAGCAATGTTTGCTGTGCCGTCTACTTCGTCAATCTTAAACCATGTTAGTGCGCCAGTTAAGTCCTGTCCATTAGCGGCTGTGCCGTTTACTCTTGTTTGAGCCATCTTGTTCTCCTAAATTATATTGCTGTTTCTACAGCTATAACTTTATTTATCAAATTTTGATGTTTTTTATTTCCTACTAGGGGCCTTTTGCATACCTGCACCAAACGCCTTAGCAATACTACTTACTGGACTAAATGCTTTTTTAACAGCATTAATACCTTTTCCTATGGTTTTTAAACCTCGTTGATCCATGTCAATGTCTAAGTCAAGGCCCCGTCCTAGCGCACCGGTGTGTTGATTGCCGTAAAAACGATCGCCCCAATCTGCAGGATCACGATCTTTTTTAGTGGGTGCTTTAGGTTCTTTTTCTGGGTTGAATTGAAACTTAGATGCAGGCGTAGTATCTGCCTTAACATCTCGATTGCGCTGCTCTTTGTCGTATTTTTCTTTGTGCCACATACGTTCTGCGGCACGTTGAGCACTGTCAATTGTTGTATGGATAGGATTATAACGTGTCTGTTGAAAGTATTTTGCAACAGGATCGTTGGCAGTGACCAGTGATTTTAACAACTCGTCTGCTTCCTTTTGATCTATTGCTTCACAAATTTCTACTATTTTCATTTTACTTTTTTTCTACCTGATGCCCAATAACCGGCTATAGCACCTATACCAGTTCCAACTTTTTTATATTTATCTTCATCTTTACCCAATGCAGTAGCTACTTTACTGCCAATTGTCCTACCTACTACTGCTCCGGCGGCGGCGCCAGCGAGTTTTGAACCTAAACCTGGTTGTTGTGTATCAGGTGCTACAGTATATTCTCTGTATTTTAACATAGTATTTAATGAATCTAATAATTCACTGCCAACACCCTTCATTCTTAATTCGTGTGCGAGTGTAGCAATTACCATCTGTCGTTGAATGTATTTTAAATTTGCCCAATCTAACACTAGTCTTCGCATCTGCTTGTATCTAGGTTTAGATATTTTTAGTTGTTGTTCTAGTCTATAAAAAAATGAAGTTGCTCGCCCACTTGCTACACTTTCATTGTTAATTACTTCTCGTAAAAATTTCCAATGGTCTCTATAATCAAAATGAACGCCATCTAAAAATGTAGATGTTAATAATTGATTAGCTAAATCAATAGCATTGTTTTTAGGATGTGCTACTTGATATGCTAATAGATATAAGTCGGTTGCATGTGTTCTAAACAATGCATAATTACCATATTGTGTAGTTTTAGTTAGATAACTTAGCGCATAGCCACGCTGTGCGTCATCCTTAGTAAGAACATAAGCAATAAGAGTATTTAGATATAGTAAATCTAAAACATCTACTCCGTTAAACTTACTAAAGTTTCCGGTGGTTCTGTAAAGTCTGCTTTCGCTTAATTCTACATCAATGAATTGCAAGTCCATTACTTGCTCCCTGGCTTACCACTTCCAAAGTTTAATCTACTAAACTCTAAACGGTCAACAAGTTTTAGGGCATTACCTAAACGGTCAACAGCAACAAAGCCTTCTTCGCCTGTTACTTCATAACCATTAGGTGTTTCAATGAATGTAGGAATTTGACTGATTTCGGAAAGCTTCTTAAGCAATCTAATTTTTGCTTCAATAATCTTTAAGTATAAATCGTATACTGCTACAATCTGTGGCACATGTTCTTTGATAAACTTAACGCCTTGTACCATCTTATTACGCTGTTCATCTTGTTTGGCAGGTGTTTTATACTTTTCAATATTTTTAGTCATGTAGTCAACATACTTTTGCACAAAGCCTTGAGCAAACTTAGTTGGTTCGGCAAATGCACCTTGACGTACTTGATTGTTTGCATGTGCTTTTAATTGTATAACAAAGTCTTTGCCAATAACATCTGTACCACGTTCTAACCATCCAAACGTATCAGCATCAATACTGTTCATGTAATGATCTGCTTCGCTGATAGCCTGCATAATAGTTTGGCTTTCTTCAGCAGTGAGTGTAACTGTGCCGCTTAGATCTTTGATAGTTGCATCGCGATACCAAACACTGGGTGCTTGTCCTAGGCCGCTACTGTCAAATCCAAACTTAGCTTTTGTATCAGCTAGTGTAGGACCGCCAACATATTCTGTATGGAAAACAATACCAATCTCTGCGGCTAGCATTTGCTTTGCTAGATCGCTGTTAGCTGGTACTGCATATGTAATTGTGTTTGGTTTAAACACAATGTATTCTTCGCCACCAATATTAGCACTCTTAATATCGCCTTTGGTAAACAGTAAATCACCTTGTGCTACTGTATCCCATTTTAGTTTGCTTAAATTTGTTAGTGCTGAAATTAATTTAACTTGTAAGCCTTCAGCTTCATGATTCTTTTTAATGTCTGCTACACTAAAGTTCATCTTTGGATCTTGTGCAAACACACCTTTGGTACCAACAAAGAATTTGCCAGTAGCAGGATCACGGCCAGCAACTACTGCTGGTGCGCCATCCCACTTAGTAGTAACACTAACTGGTGCTTTGGCATGACCTTCTAGCATTTCGTGTAGGCTATATAGATAGTTGATAGCTTCCTTAGCACCAGCGAAACCTTTGTTAAAGATATTATCTTCTAGATGCTCAAGGTGAGTGTTTTTGCCTTCTTTAGATTCAAAGATGCTCTCACTGATAATAGACGTTACTAGTGGTTTTGATATTTCTACAAAGCGCATATTAGATACCTGCCAAAATCTTTAATCTACTAAGATCTAAACTCTGCATATCAGCTTGTTTTAATTTAAACCAAGCATCAACATAAGGCTTTACAATAAAGCCCCTACGATCTAAATCGACGATTGTTTTACCTAATATTTCAAAATGATCTTTATTAACTTTAGCTTTTGTAAAAGCATCTTGTATTTTAGTATCAAATCCCTTAGGTACAGCTTTGGTACCTGAAAGGTTAAGAGTTTTCATCTGTTGTCTAACGGCATTAATTCTAGAATCTAAATCTGACCCTTGCTGAGCAGGAGCATCTGGCTTGCCATCACCGTTGGCATCGGGTTGGCCGGCGTTTTCTGCATCTTTGGGACGGAATGCTTTACCGATAGCGTTACCTACTGCGCCACCAACACGACCCATTACTTTACCAAGCACACTTGCTTTAGGATCGATTCCTGCGCCAGTTTTTGTCCAAGCGCCTTTGATCTTATCAAACATGCCAGGCTTTAATTTATTACCGCGCGGATCTAGCCCAACTGATTTCATTAAACTGCTGTGTACATCTGCGGCAACTTGTGTGCCATCAGGGTTAAGCCATTGCTTCTTAGCAGGTTCCCATGTAAATGTTGGACCTGTCGGAAATAGTTTTTTCTTAGTTTTTTTGCCTAAATCAAACTCTGAATCAAATTCATATAGACGCATCGTCGTCCCCTTGGCTTTCTTTTATAATTTTTTTAATGCCTCGGGAAAACTTTGTACTGTCTTTGCCTTTGATACTGTTAATTAATCTATTGGTAAGATCTTTAGCTGTTTCGGCATCATAGTAACGATCAATCTGTTCAATAAGATTAATGGCACTACGGATAACATGCTCGCCACGATTCTCAACTACGTGGTTGCGGTCCCTGTCAATAGAAATTTGATTAAGTTCTTCAATAATACTACGGTACTTGGACATAACTTTCCCTATAAGCTATAGTGTAAGTATTTATCACTTTTTAGCTTTTAGAAAACTCATTAACTGCAAACTCTCGTTAACAGTATTAGCGGCGTTGGGTTCTTCTGCTTTAATGACACTATTACGCTTTAATTGCTCTAATAGGCCGGCGCTAGTAACTGTTTGTGCGTCTTCTTCGCCTTCTTCTAGATCCTCAATACGTAGTGTATCTGGATTAAATTTAAGGTCTACTTTACTGCCTACACCGCTACTGCTACGTGTTTTCATAAACTGAATTTGATAGCGTCCACGCTCGCGCATAGCATTACTGGTAAAGATACCTACTACGTTGTCTGCTGTGTTAATCTTACTGATACCACCAGCAATGTGGCTGTGGTCAAACTCAATTTCTTCAACGGCGGCACGATTCAACTGCGATGCAGTTACTAACAACATATTACGTTCCATCGCTAGATTACGCAACTCTTCGGATACAAACTTATCTTTAACGAACAAGTTTTCTGCGCTGATCTTTGCGGCAATGGGCATCATAAGATCTAAGTAGTCTACTAATAATGCATCTACCTTAACACCACTTTGAATTTCATACTCACGCAAGAATGCTCTAATGTCGTTAGCAGTAATACCGCTGGGCATTTGCTTAACACGAAACTTACCAGCGCCTTTGCCTTTCATACGTACTTTAAGATCAACATCGTCTACATTACGCATAATTTCTTTTGCGGCATAGCCACTTACCATGCTGTCTAGTCGCATACTGATAAGTTGTTCGCTAAGTTCTAGACTGATGTAAACAACATTAAGTCCTGCAAGACTCCAGTTAACACCAAAGTTCTGCAAGAACAAACTCTTACCTGCACCAGATCCTCCGGCAAAGATTGTGATCTCGCCTCGGTTAAGTCCGCCATACAGTTTCTGGTCAATGCCTTTCCAACCACTACTAATAGCACCAGCTTGGTTTTTAATCCACTCTAGTCGTTCTTTGGGATTAGCAAAGTAATCTAAACCTAAGTCTTTAACTAGTCCCAGCTGTGTAGCTGTTTTAATTTTATTCTCAACTTCGCCATAGCGTTGCTTCTCTAATAAATCAGTACTTTCAATAATTGCTTTTTCTAAGGCTTTGTGTTTGCAGAAAGTTTCGAACTCATCCATAAACCAGTTTTGATGATCCGGAGTTACATTATCTATAACTTCCAACTGTAGTCCACCTACAGCATTAATTTGCTCAATAGTCGGAATACTGTTATAGTTAGTGCTGTGACTAACTAAAAGATCAACAGTAGGCTTAAACTTGCGATTAAAGAACTCGCTTCTTACAATGTTTTGACATCGAGCAAATAAATCGTGGTCGCTGATTAAGAATCTCAAAAATAATTCTTGTACTTCTTCGTTATAGTCTTTTACGTCACTCATAGATAGTTTCTCTGTTTAAGCTCATTAGTTATATAGTTCGCTATTACCTGATGTCCCTTTTTATTAGGATGAAAATCTGTTTCGCTTTCAATTAAATTTGGTGTAGCTATATTAACAAAATTTGAAATAGGCAACAGATTATTTTCTGGGGGTAAATACTGCTTTAGTGGGTGTTCAAAATCATTTGGTATAGTAGATCGTTGATTCATTCCTGTAAACAAAAACTTTATATTCTTTCTTTTAAAAAAACTGCTAATAATAAATTGTTGATAAATTAGTTTTTCCAGCATTTGCTTAGTTGATCTCATGTGTGCAGTTTTTTGGTATATTTCAACTGCTCTATAAAAGCTATCAGGAATGTGTATAAATTTAATACAGTCTTCGCCGGTTAATACAGGCACAGGAGATTCATGTAAAACACCAAAATAAGTATCAGTTTCTTCGTCATGCAAATCTTCTCTGGTTATTGCAGACCATTGAATAACAACAATCCAGTCTGAACCATCTTTTACTTTATCAAAAAAATCTAATGTTGTTCTGACTATCCTAGCATTGCTGCCGCCTTGCCACGCTAAATTAACAGTTTCTTCAAAGTTACTAGACATGATACTAGGCCATACCCAGTCAGGAGAGTTTTTATCATTATCCC